CTGCTAGCGCATCGCATTGTATTCGGGCGTAGGAGGACCCAAAAACTATACACGCTATACCAATTTAATAGTATAGCGTGTTGATGGTGTATAAGTCAATAAATATAGGTGTTTTGAATGGTACGCAAAGGTGTTGCAATGTATCTCAAACTATGCCTTCTTTTGGGCATATTTAAGCCCTTTAATTAACTCATGTTGCACACGGGCTCTGTAGTCATCCCTTACCTGATTAGTTAAATCAGTGCCCACAGTTTGGCTTTGTATTGCCCAAAATACAGACTTGGTATTCATGGTTGTTCTTTTCCCCTTCCCATCATCGCTAAACTCAAAGCCATTATCAGCATACTTACCAGCTGCCTTAACACTGCCTGCTGATGTTCTGCCTATGGCCAGAAAGGCCGATTTTATTGTCTTTGTTTGACCTTTTACAATTTCAATCGTAACCCCTACAACACCTGACCGGACCTTACTACTGCCATACGTCGCTACCTTTTTGTTATTAGCATTACGATATGACCCCACTCTCTTAGTAACAATGTTGCCTATTACAGCCTTCGGATTAAATGCAGCTATTGGCAACGGAGCTTTCACGGCGATCAACTTACCTGTGAGCGAGGAGGAAGATGCTTGATTTATAAATATCCTGTTTCGTACTTCATCTGCAGGCATTTTGTAAGCATCCCGAACCATCTTGTTTGCTGATGTTTTAGCCTTACCAAGTGTGTGATTGATGGCACGAGATATAGATTGATTTACTTTTGCAGCTGTCAGATCTTTAGCTATTTTCTGAAGCTCTTTAGTTGCCTTACTAACATCAATTCTTAGTGTATTGGAGGACATGGTACAAATGTAACGGCTTTTGTTAACAATGGTTTCAACGTAAACAGAATAATTTTAGTTTACGCTTTGTTTACATTTTTGTTTACGCTAAAAGCCTTTATTTTATTAAAGATTTCCGCTTTTGTCAACATAATAATAATAATTTTATAAATAGATATATATATACAGGCGCACACGCGCGCGCGCATACGCACACACATACATAACAGCCTTTTATAGATTTTTTCAGAGTGAAATTTTTGTTTACAACTCATCAAATAATCAACATTAACGGCATTTTAAGCGTAAACAAAAATGTAAACGCATCTGTAAACGTCAACGGAAACCGTTTATATTTTAGTGAAAGGCAACCGACAAAAAGTATAATATTGTTATCTTTTTTTGTATCACTTTATTATATAATTATATTATAAAAGGTGAGATATTTTATAATAACATTATATATATTTGGAGCATGGAAAAAATAACTACGAAGGTTGTTCATCAATTAATTGATGAAGCATTGAAAAATGGATGCAGCAAACAGGTGGAAGTGCCTGATTCATCAATGTCTTACTTCAGAATGTTAGTATCAAAATATAATAAAACAAGTAAAATCAAAATATCCGTGCGAGGGGTTCACGGTGTATATAGGGAAGTGTGGGCGCAAAAAAAATCAATACTTGATACAGGGGATCATGGCCAGGCGTTCGATCTGATCGGGAAAGTTTTGAGTGATCCTAAATACATTATTACAAAAGAGCAGCTATCGATTATAGAAATGAAATTACAATCCATTAACCGGGTGTGTCAGGAAAGATGCACTGCTTCAACAGCTACCGCAGTTGAAGCAGAACGTGAAACAAACAATCTCCTGAATTAATTTACTTATTCAAACTGCAGCGAATAATCAATAAAATAATTTGCCGTTAATACCTCTGTTTTCTTCTTTTGTGGCCCATTATTATTTGCAACAGAAACCGATTGCTCAAACTCTTTTTGATGCCACCCAAACTCTGTAGCATACTTAGCAAGTATTGCAGAAGGATATGAGCTTAATAAGAATTTTCCTTTTATTGTAGAAAGCGTTTTAAGCAGCGCCTCATAATCTTCTATTGAATAACCATCGTAATGACCCATATCAGAATTGTAGTACGGAGGATCGCAATAAAAGAATGATTCCGGAGTATCCCTGGCCCGAATAATTCTTAATGCATCAGCACACTCAATCTGTACATTCTGCAACCGTATCGCGTAATCCTCTGTGAATGAATCACGTTTATTACTTATCTTTTTTGTTGTTGTATTAGCTCCTACATCATAGCCCCAGCTGCCATCCAACATCGAAGCGAAACTCTGTGTCGATAAAACCCACACAGCCCAGGCGCGCTTTATTTCCGAAAACATATCCGGGTTCTGATAAATTACATTTGCTTTACGGTGCAGATCTCTACTGTGCAACGTGATCCTGATTTCTTTTTCCAGGGAAACAAAATCATTCTGTACGGTCCGGTAAAAGTTTATCATCTCTTTATTTACATCATTGATCACTTCTACCGGTGATGGATGCTTTGCAAAAAATATTGCCGCACCTCCAATAAAAGGTTCACAATAAAGCGTATGCTTAGGTATCAATTTTAGTATAGCAGTGGCCAGCTTTTGCTTTCCACCATAATAAGAAATAGGAGTTTTCATTTTTATATATAATAAGTTTTGTACATTTGGATCCTCTGACATTTACAATAAAAAAAACACGATAGCTTTCTGAAAGACATTGTCCTCCAGTGAATGCTATCGTGTTCTATTTTAAAAAGATGTCAGAGTTTTTTTAATCCTGGAGGACATACTTATCTCTCCGGGATCACCACAAAAAAGCCTCCTGATCAGGAGGCTTTTTTCATAATGTATTTTTATTTTCTAACAGTTATACTGGACTGAATATTTCCAAATATAGCTGTCATCAACATAAGGCGATTTGTAGAATGGTTCAACCTTGGTAATATAAACTCCGTGGTCCCAGGGGATACACAATCGCGTATCAATTTCCGCTACCGGTACAAAAGTGTTTTCTAAATGGATAGGTTGGCCTGCAGCATAAAAACATTCATAACCTGCGGTCACAGGCGCAATGGTTTCATAACTTACAACAGCAATACCATCAGTTGTAAGCACGGCTTTTTCAACGCTCACAGCGTCACTTGTTTTCGGTACCGGATCAGAGATAAAGCTGAAGGCAACGTGCGCAAATAATCCTACTAAGGAGAAAATGAGCAATCTTGATTTCATAGATTTCATGGTGATAAATCTATAAAATAAAATTACCTACGCCAGGTGGCCAGTGATGAAATTTTTTAACTCCGGGATCTTAGCGTTTTGAATTTGAGTAAAAGAAACAGACTCACTATTTTTTAAATTAATAGTAACAGATCCATTCAATAAATCTGTACGGCTGTAAACGTTTACTATGCTTGAATAAGCGAAGGATTGAATTTGTGTTCCCCAAAATAATCCGCAACTAATAAAATGCAATGCATCAGGAGTTACAATTAATAATCCGAATTTCTTTTTGCAATATACTTTTAGTGTCTGAATTGGAGTTTCATTAGGCTTTAAGATACCTGTTATTTGCTTCAACTCTTTACTCAATGAAAATCTTTCGTAGGATGACATTCCTCCAATAAGAGTGTCAAGGGATGGCGCGGTAGTTTCTGTGTGGTTCATACCACAAAGTTAACTCTTATTCATTAATTTGTCAAGTTGATCAGACTTTGTTTTACTTCCGGAAGAACTCCCGAAATAATAACTTACCACACCCATTGCAATAGTAGTTAAGGATCCAACTATACCAGCAACCAGCATTTCCTTTTCATGCGGGATATCTTTAAATAAAATGGTGTACCACATGGTAAAGCAGCTACCTAATAATAGCAAAGCCAAAATTGGTTGAATAATCTTATTGATCAAAGGAGCTTTGTCTGAAGTAGCGATTTGTATTTCACGGTTCCTGGCATCGGCCATATCTTTTAAATACGCCTCATTCTCCTGAACTCTTAACTTCTCTCTTTCGAGCACCAGTTCCTGAAGCCTGGTTTCAAAAGTATTTTGAATTCCAGCGAGCTTTGCCTGCAGCTCCAGCTTCTCTTCTTTGGTTGTTGTAACATTATCTATCAATCCGGAAATTCCATCATTCCCGAATAAGCCCTTTACAGCTCCTGCTATACTGTCAAATAATCCTGGTACCATATTATTCTGTTTCGATTTTTATTTCCTTTGGTTTAGTGGCCACCTGCAGATCTCTTCGTACAAGAAAATCATATCGGCCATTTAAAACATCGATATCTTTCTTGATAACAGCAAGCTGCAAATTCACTATTTCCTTATCAGCTTTTATTGAGGCCACAGCAGCATTAATTTCCTGTTTCATTGTAGATTGCTGCATGAGATAACCTGATATCAGAGCCATAATATAGACTAGCTCCTTAAATGAGAATACAGGCTTTGAAGTTGGCTCCGTGGACATATCTACATTGTTTAGGACAAATGTATTTTATAGATCCGGAAGGAGGGAAAATGGACTAAATAATTTTTATACCTTTACATTATATTCAATAAACTGGTAAAAAAACTTAAAAGGATGCGCAAAAACTTAACTAAAAACACTTATGCAGCCTTTAATATTTTCTCAATTACTTCTAAAATGGTTCGAGTTGAGCCCCATGAACGACCCTTCGCGGGGGATACTCCTAAAAAAGAGTGTTCCCCGCTTTGTTTTACCTCCAATAAGCCCAATAACGACGAGGCGTTTGGCGAAAACACATCAGCGAGTAAAGCGGTTCGATAACCGGTAGGATTTACACTCAAACCGCCCGGAAAAATCGCTCTCATCAATTCAATCTTATTCGGAATCGAAGCCTGATTGTAAACAGCGGCAAGATCTGTCAGGTAGGGAAGGTATTTATCTATAATAAAATCAACATCACCGGTCATTTGCAAATCAGAAACCAATATCCGTTTTTTTGCAAGTTCAGTATTAAGTTGAACGGACCATTTTTGAAACATCTCCTGGTTGATCCGGTCATCGATAAACTTCTCCTCAATGGATTTAAGTTTCTTCTCCAGGGATTCCATTTCAGCCTTTTCACGATCAATTCTCAACTGACTATCCTCCATCGATTCAGATACTATAAGTTTTAATTCACCCTTATATGCTTCTAACAATCGTGGAGATAGCGACAATCCGGAAAGTATATTTTGAATATCCTTTTGAACTCTTACTGAAGGATAATTTGTTCCTCTGCAGGAATTGCACCAATAATAATAGTAATAAGCAGATCTGCCTTTACACTTAGTTCCGGTATGGCCAGCTCCACAGTTTTCACACAAAATGAATCCACGGAGCGGTAAATTCTCATCCATAATTTTTGGACCTGAAGGTCGAGTGATCTCCTGGACCTTATAATACGCTTTCCAAAACACATCCACCGGCACGATCGCTTCGTGAACACCAGGGATAGTTTTTTTGCCAGCCGTTTTATATGCCGGCACTTTAATCAACCCGGCATATACTTCATTAGTAAGGATCCGTTTGATTACTTCTTTTGCCGTAAGAGGAAACCCTGCTGCCACAGCTCTATTAAGTATCATAACATAAGTGTGACCGGCTAGGAAATCATCAAAAATATTCTGCACTATTTTTGCCTGTTCCGGATCCGGAACAATATGAGAAGTATCCATATTAGCAACACCCTTCTTCCTGAGTTCAACAGTAATTTGCCCATCTGATTTTATACGAACATTCTTATAACCATACGGAGCTTTACGCAAATATCGGCCTTGTGATTTACCGGACCACAATCCCATTTTAGTACGATCGGAAATTCTTCTTCGTTCAAATTCCGCATCAACAAACATATCTGCGCGGTGCTTAAAAAAATAAGGATCTGAAGGATCGATGGAATAATTCTCCATCACTGACACCAGGACGGTATTCAATTTATTTTCAAGATGCTCAACAAATACCAATCCTTCAACAGCGTTCCGGATTAAGCGATCGTATTTCCAAACGATCACAAAATCAACAGTATTCTTTTTTAAAACAGATTGCAGATCTTTCCAGGCTGGCCGGTTAAAATCCTTTGCGGAATAACCATCATCAGTAAATATTTTGATGAGCGTAATATTATTTCTTTTACAATACTCCTCAATACAAAGCAGCTGGCCCGAAATAGAGAACTTACTTTGATCATCGTTTGATATTCGGAGATAAGCGAATGCTTTTTTCATGGTCCTCTAAAATGATATTTGCTGTTAGTTTAGCGAATCTACGAATAAAAACCTTCTCCTCTTCAGTCAAGCCCTGGAGGTGTTTTTCATCGCGTATATGTGTATGAATAACTTTCATTTACTATTCATATTTACCGTTATATTCATACTGTGTTTTAGCGAATGATAAACCGGATCTACTTCCGCGCCGGGAACATTCACTTTTATATACCTTCTTCAGATCATCGTACACTCCCACTTTTTCCTTATCAATTGTAAACGAAAAATTTAACTCTACAACTGGTGTCACCGGAACAATCATTTGATTAATTATAAAATCGTGTTTTACTCTACCATCTTTAGACATAGAATAATTACCGGTAGTAAGTTCTACCTTATAATCTTTTATTACTCCTGCTCGTTTTAAAAATTCGTTTTGGGCATTCAGCCGCAGAAGGGTAAATGCAAGTGATTCTTCCATATTAAAATTCTATTAACAGTGCTATTGTTCCAATTGAAGTGCATATTTCAAAATCCTCTTCCTTGAAATCTTCGCCTTCCTGCTCCTTCAATTCTTCCAAAGTGCCACGATTCTCATCATTATATTTATCCATGTAAATAGGTTCATCTACAATGTGTTCACCATGTATAATATGGCACGTATCTTCATCCCAAGCTCTTACTGGTTGCTTTAATTGTTCTTCTGTTAATGTGGAGAGAAATTTTTTCAGATCTCCAAGTGTGTATTTTTCTTCTGCCATTTTTTTAATTATTAAATTATTGTTTGTATCCAACTTTTGTTTTTTCTACTTCATCAGGCGTTCCTGATGGAATTATTAATATTTTCTTAACCATGTTTTTAAATTATTGTTGGCCCTACAGCCGCTGTTTTATATACTACAATTCCCGCATCAAACCTTATTACCCACACCCAAGGATTCTTATCCCATGCATCCAAACCATTAACTAATTGCCACAAGGATTTAAAGGAGGAAACCGGATTACGCCAAAAATTAGCAGGGAAAGCATCAGCTAAATAATCCTTGTATCTCATTTCATTAAAGAGATCGTTATACCTTTTATATATCCCCTCTGCAACAGCATCCGGTTCAGATATACTTTGCAGCCTTTCAACTCCAATATGTTTTATTTGGAGCCAAAGTCGAGCATCAACTTTTTTTAGATGGATAGAAGGCTTCCATTTTGTAAGATTTCTATATGCAGGATTATGTTGCACTTCAATATTTCCAGCAAAAAAATTCACACGCTTTCCATTACTAGTTTGGTTCTCCCATTTTTCCCTCACCCACAAAGCATCTCCTACTCTTCCGTATGGACACTTAATAAAAATTTGTGACTCAGAATTACTACTCTCGCAGAAAATTGCGTGGCTACCGTTAAAACGACAAAAACGCCATTTTAACGGGCTTTCATTTACTTTATCCAAACCATTAACTCTCCTGGTAACTGTTTTACTTTCATCCAACAGTGCCTGCACCATTGGTGTGCTAAATAATATTGGCCGCTCTTTCTTCATTACATTTTAGTTTTATCTTTTGCTTTTCCCGATTCAATAAGTCCGAATACATCAAACCCTTTTCTCAACAAGTATTGCGTTACTCGACCATAAGTTTCAAGTGTTGGCGATGTAAAATTTTCATCTCTTATTTTATGCACATCTTCTTTTTCTTCCTCTGTGATATCGGAAAGTGGACGAAGGATAAGCGTAACGTATTCCGCTTCAAACTTATCCTGTGCAGCTTGTGCATGGGACACCTGAACATTCCCGTTCGTATGGATCCCGATTACTCTATTCAATTGCCGACTATTATGTACATGGCATTCAAATCCTAAGTACAAATGCAATATATCTTCTGTTTTTATTTCTGTTTTCATATCAATAATTTTATGGCCACCGGTGATCACCGGTGGCCTGGTTAATTATTTCTTTGATCTCTTTTTCGCATCTGGAAGCAGCGCAGCCAATCCTTTTCCTTTAGTTTTAAAAGCGGCTACTACATTAGGGCTTAATTTATCACCCTTTACTTTTGCCGGCTTCAGCTGTGCGTTCAACTTATCGATAGCTGCTTTCAATCTCACAGCTCTTTTTTCACGCTCTTCCATTTGCGCATCCCTAACTACTTTTATATGATTGGCACCATATTCTTTTGCTACACACTGAATAGCTGCATCACGTTCGCGTTTTGCAGCATTGCCATTAGATGCACTCACACCATCAAGTATTAGAAATCTGCTAAACTGATTTATAAAACCGTCTAATTTTTTATGATTGTTGATCAACCAGGTAAATAACGGCACATCATTTTTGCCTTCTTTATAACCCGCTTTTTCAAAAATTTCATCAATATCATTATGAAATAATTTATTTTCCAAAGTAATGATAAGCGCTACTTTTTCAGCAATGGAAAGATCCTTTGTGTTTGTCAGGAATGGTTTGTGCTCATCAACAAATTCGTACACCTTTGGCCAGATCTTCTCTTCGTCTAATTCCCTTTTTCGCACTTCAGCCGTATTCATCCGATCAATTTCATTTCTGATATCAGCAGCTGTCGCTTTCCCTTCTTTCATTTTTTCCTGCACAGATTTTGCAGTTGACTTACCGGAGGAAGATCCTGATGTATTCTTATTTATTTTTACAAATATTGTTTGGCCTTTATCATTCCCTTCCACAACAAATGCTTTCACATACTTTCCTGAAGCGATATCGGCTTCATACTTTTTCATATCCTCTTTGTAGTCCTTCAGCGCATCAGCATACGCTGCTTCCATTTCTTTTTTAGAATCATAGTTTTCATTTTCCAAATCCTCTTCAAATTCTGATCTCTCCACAGCATCAGGCATATCTACTGAAGTATAACCATTTGACAAATAAACTTTATGACCCTTACTAATTAACGCCTGCGCATCCTTTTCTAAGTGGCCATGCGAGCCTCTAACAAGAATCATTTCCGGACTATCAACTGCTTCCTTCAGTTTAATTTTGTAAGACGTATCGCACTTTTCACGATAACAACTACTGTTAGTACAAATAGATCTTCCACTCTCATCCGGAAATAATAATGTGTTGGAAGCGGTATTAAATGGGCAAGTACTGCACGCTCCGATTTTTTTATTTAACAAAGGATCTTTCGTATCAAAGGGCGCCTTCACTAAATCATTCATGTATTTATTAAGTGTCCAGGTATTCACATCAATGTTATTTTCATTCTGAGAAAACCGCTCCTTCCACAACTCTTTCTGATCAGCAGCTGCTATCTTGCAAAGTTTTAAAGCCGTTGTTAAATTCATACGGTCCTTGTAAAACGCTTTTTGAAACTCAGGGATCAGATCATTCAGCTTTAACCTGGAACCCACATAAGCGATCCCTTTTGCAACTCGTTTCGATATCTCCAGGATATCAAAACCTTTCACTCCTAATAAATTTTTAAATGCGATTGCTTCTTCTACCGGATGCACATCTTTGCGCTGCAAGTTCTCAATGATCTGAAGCTCCAGTGCTTCTTCATCCGTCATCTCTTCAAATACAACTGCAGGAATTGTTGTGCGGTCCTTGTGTGCTGTAAGTACTGCTTTTGCAGCGCGATATCTTCGCTCACCGTAGATCAATACAATTTTATCTTTAACCTTTCGCACACCGATCGGCTGCAGTACTCCTTTTTCTTTGATTGAATTTGTCAGCTCATCGTGACTGTCCTCATCAAAGATTGTTCTCACCTGGTCACGTGTCGTGATATCGGCAATGTTAATCTGTTGTAATTTTGGTGTCGTTTTCATATTAGTGTTTTTTCATATTGCAGAATTCAGTCTGCAGCTGTTTTAAATGATCATTCGTAATGGTATAGCCTGCACCTCCGGAGAAGGGACCTTTTCTTTTTTTAGTTCACTTTCAAACTCATTTACTCTGCCCTCATTTCTATCGACCGCAATACGCGTAACGTAGCAAAGGACCTTTATGCCACTTTCAGTTTCACCCTCCCAAATCCTTGCAGGAACACCGTTTAAGTGTATAATTTTGGAAGTATTCTCAATTATAATTTTCATTTTAATTCTCCTCTCTGTGCTAATCGTATCCAATGCGGATAAACAAGTATCTCACTTCCGGTTCTATTGATCCTCACATTCACCATGCTGCTTCCTTCATCACAACGCGTGATTGTTCCGAATTGCTCAGCTACATCTTCAGGAAAATTCAGGATATCATCATCCGTTCTTGCATCAGGAGATAGCACTTGTATTTCATCGCCTTCAAGAATGTTATCCCCGGTTTTATATGTTTGATAAACTCTTTGCGCTTGCGGCTCTTCTTCTTCCTCTTCCACTTCAGGAGCTACCACTGATGCAGGGGCTTTCATTGGCGGCAAACCACCTTTTACAATTTCAACACTCACTACTTGTGAAATAGATTTCCCTTTTGGAACAGAATAAATTCCACGGTCCGGATTCAGAATGCTTCCGTCTTTTTTACCGTTGTAAAAAATATTTTTAATATAACTTTTTGTGATATCCGGATGAACCTCCTGAACGTGTTCCAGGATATCGGAAATATCCTTCGGACCATTCTCTGTTAAGTATTCAGTGATCATTTTTTTGATCTCAGAATTTTGTCCCACATTAACAACAACCTTCGCCTTCGCTGTTTTAGGCTCTTTTGTTACTTTCTTTTTCTCTTCATGAGCTTTCTTTACTTTGCCGAATAATGCATACACTCCGCTACCCGGTGAAAATAATTCACCTTTCTTTTTCATGTTCCAGCAAATATTATTTAGTACGGAATATTTAATCTCATGTCCTGCAGCTGCTATCATGCTCGATAACCGCTGTAATTTTGTAGGCCCTTCAGACAAAAAATCTTTAATAAGTTCACGCACCTGGTCCGCGTCAGTACCTGTATTTTTTTTAGGTGCTGCTGCAGACAATTGCGCGGCTTCTTTTTTCACCGGTGTTTTATCCGAATGAAATTCATAACTATCTTTTGCCTGCTCAGGCAATTTCAAAAATGCTTCAGCAAACTCAATCTGAATATTTTCGTTTATAAAAAGAGTCCCGTTCCTGATGGTCATTTCTAATGGCTGTTGTGTTGTTTTCATATTGTATTTTTTAAGGGTTAGAATAATGTTGGTTGTGAATACACTCTGTAATTTTCTTTTGTCATCAGCACGCGAATTCTGTCCTGTGTGATCACATCAACATCACTAAGGCGGTTTACCCCCCCCCCCCACCAGCATAATAGTCCTGGACAGCGTGCATATTGAATGCTCTGCACGGACATACCGGATGAGCTTCCTTTTAATTTCTTTATCTAGTTTTTTCATTTTTTACTTTTTCAAACTTTACTTCAACATACACCTGGCCACGCGCCTTCATCCATTTTGCTTCGGCTTTACTGGCATATTGAAAACTGAGGCTTGTTGATGATCTTGTATCACCTATTTTGCAGGATCCGCAATACCATTCAGCAACTGAATAAGGCATTGCTTTTCGCATCATTTTAATTTGTGCTATCATCACCTGCTTAATTCCTTCAATGTATTCCGGGCTTGCTTTAAACTCTTCAGGCCCGAATGTTAATATGATATCGCTCATGGTTAATTTATTAAGCAGCCCCGCAATTATGCGGGACCGCTGATTATTACTTTACTTTTTCCAGGTTCTTAATTTGGCGAGCCAGGTACCAGGCTGCTTTTTTTAGATCCTCAACTGTTTTTGAAGCATCTTTTTTACCGGCACGTGCAACGTATTTAACTACACAGCCCAGGTGATATCCTAATTTTTTGTCTTCAATAAAATCGATCACTTCAATTTTGCCATCAGTATAATGTGATGGATGATCAACCGGATCATGCTTCGATTTAACCGGAGCAGCGGGTTTGTTTTTGTTAGTACTTCCTTTTGTTCTTGGCATTTGTTTAGGTTTTTATTATTGCAGAAATCAGTCTGCTACTGTTCAAATCTTTTTTTAATTATTTCAATAGTGAATAATACCAAAGCGCCTACAGCAATCGCTGTAGTACAAATTGTGTTAAGCACAGGAACCCATCCCCACCAACATTTTTCACTCGTTTTTATTTCTATTATTTCGGAACAAAGTCCTGATAAAAGGTAGACGAGCGCAAGCAGAAGCATCGTGTACACATTGGTAATCACTTGTATTACTGTATCCATTTTTTGCACGGTCACCTGCACACCGAGAGGTTTTAACTTTTTTAAATTGTTATGTTTTCCAGTTCAAAATATTTATTCAGGCATTCCTCAAACTTGCTGTTCAGCCGCCTGTGTGTATAGATTTGTTTATGAAAGCGATCCAATGCATAATTTCCCATATCTATTGAGCAACCTAATTCTTTGCTCACATCACACATCTGATGCTCATCGATATCCGCAATCTTAAAAATTACGCTGCGCGCATCCATGTGTTCGATCCGTCCGTGAGGCAGTACCAGCAGCTCTAAATCAGCAGGGCTGTTCACTTCTAAAGTGTCAACCACTATTTTTATTATCGCTTTTATTTCCATAATTATTTATTGATTACAATGATTACAAATGGAGTAGTACACTCAATCTCCACCAGCTCCTCTGCCGGCACTTCGATCACCTTGGCTCCTATTTCTACCAACCACACGCGGAAGTGAGCAGCCGGATAACTTTTAGCGGTTTGCCAATCCTTACCGGCAAGCGTAACAATGCGTCCGCCTTTTTCTAAACGCTGATACATTTCATGGATGAGATAGATATCGAGGTTCTCTGAAAGAGGAGGGTGTGCAATGATCTTATCAAAATGCTCCCAGGGATAAGAAGGATCCAAAAAATCAGCGCGTACAAAACCTACATTCGGAACCTTCTTTAAACGCTTGTGGTTTGACGGTTCTAGTTCATAACAGAAAACTGTATCAACTTTTTTAATTTTGTTAATTGCTTTTGCAATACTTCCCTTACCTGCACACGGATCAGCAACCGTATCACTCATATCAATCTCTGCCAGCTTCACCATTTTATCAGCAAGCAGATCCGGTGTTGATTCAAATGGAGCTTCTGCGGCAGCTTCGCTTTTAACCAACGCAACATTACACGCATCGCAGATCACTTCATCTTCCGTATAAGGGAACACGGTCATTTTCTCTGCAGTAGTTAATTTATCTTTACACTTTGTGCATAAAGTTTCATCCGCGATATCGGAATGGTCCGCAATTAATTTTCTCCAGGCTGCTGCAGGATCCTCTTTAAAATCAAATTCGTTTGAGCGGCCACCTTTCCAGGCACCACCAATCGATTCAAGTTTTTCGAATACCGCTGTACGTAATTCGATCTTATCAATTTGGGGAGCAGCTATGCTGTTCTTTCCTAACTTGCATTGAAGCAATATTTCTCGTGTTTCTTTTTCCATGTGTTTCATATTGTTTTTAAAATGTTATTTAGAATGGAAGATCTTCTTCCTGTGCATTTGTTTTTGGTACAAAGTCAGCGCCTCCGGGATTGTCTGCTGCAGGTGCTGAACCTTCCGCACCAGGTGCAGCAGATTTAGAACCGCCCAACAATAACAATTCATCAATGCGAATAGTTAGGGATGCACGTGCTTCACCTTCTCTGCTTTTATAGGCTTTTACTTCCGGGCGACCTTCAACCATTACCAATTGACCTTTCTTTAAGTATTGCGCTACGGTGCTGTGTTCAGGCTTTCTCCACAGCGTACATTCTAACCAGGTGGTGTTATCGATTAGCACACCTTCTTTGTTTTTATACTTTTCCGTAACAGCCATTGAAAAGCTGATCGCATTTACACCGTTGATTATTTTAACTGAACACTCACGGCCCAGGTGTCCTACTGCAGTTATTTTTACTTTCATTTTTTATGATATATAATTGGGTTGATAAATAATTGTCTTGTTGTAACGCTTGGCAAACCAATGCTCAATTAAGGCTCCGCGACTGTCTTTCCAGTTGTATAACATGAATGCACCATCACACTTTTTCAAAGCCTTCAGATCTTCTCTCAAATATTCCTTCCACGATTTATCGTGGTTATGTGGTAACTTCAATGGATTAACAACTTTGAATTTCAATAGCAGTAATCCATGTTCTGCATTATCAAATTTTGTCTTGTAGATGTGTTCCGGAAGGTCCGTCACTTTTCCTGCGATGTATATCAGCATAGTTATTCAGGTAAACCGATTAATATTGCGTAGTAAAATTCCTTTCCAACTTTCTCCGGAACTGTGGCCACCTTGAATGATTTAGAATCATCAATAGCATCAATACTTGTAAGGAATGCTCCTGCAAGGCCTGCATTGTTGAATAGATATCCTTTTGAAGGTTCTTTTCTTCTTACTTTATTTTGTGACTTCTCACTCAGCTTAATGTACCAGTCGCGTGGCACTTCTTCGTCCTGGAAGAAATCAACACCGGTACCGGCATTAAGTTTTAAGTGTTCGGATAAACCTTTATTAAAAGAGAACACTCCTCCTTTTGTTACCCTGATAGCTGGTGCTGCACCCTTTTTCATGTGAGCCACCGTGAATTCCATTTTTTTTAATTTCATATTTGTTTTGTTTTAAGGATTGTTATAATCAATTTGCGACTGTGTATCTTGGCCTATGAGATTCGAATTAGCAACGATTGCATTTTCCGGAGGCGGGTCCGGAGGCTTTGTATCCGGCACCACATCTTTAAACATCAGATCCTTGTGAAATTTTACGGCCCGTGTTGTAACGGATGAGAAGCGTGCGGAATCAACACTTTCAGCAGTTGGCAAACGCATAAGTATTTTATTATGGTTCCTGGCCCAGGCTGTACCGGCTAATGTTTTTTTAATCCAATCAGCGCTATTGCTGATGTAAATGAATTCACCTTCAACCTTAATACCGTTTCGTTTTATTCTTTCATTTGCGTGATCACAACCGATATCCCATTCCATTCTCAATAATAAAGCAGTCGATACAAGTTCACCAAGTGTGCGCTCACGTGTTGCGTATTGAGTTTCAATCCTGATCATCTGATCAAATAAATGATGCACCAATGCAATTTCATCGCTCGTTGCACCATGTCCTTTTTCTTCACTCCAGTCTTTATCAGCAACCCATCGAACGGCTGATTGATAATCAATTACTTTGTCGCTCACCAAACTGTAAGCGCCTGCAAGCAACACCCCCACCTGATCACCGGCACGTTGTTCTCCGATCACAGCAGCTGCTGCATTGCTAAATGTTTTTATATTGGTTAGGATAGTAGGTAATAATGCGATGGTGCGCGATCGTAATTTAATGCAGTAGTCTTCTGTGATCAGATCATTGTAACAAGCCTGAAGGTGTTGCCATTTCTTATCGACATCCGTTCCACGCGCTTTTATTAAACCCAAAACTGTAACGCGTGTGCGGTCGGACTGCTGTGCGACCTGAACGGATATCGATGCAAAAGCAAAGCAGGATCTGATACGATATGTTTTAGCAGATCCGCCTGCACTGCCTTTTGCAATTACTCCACCATTACTTGCTGATGCAGCACGCATCAATGCGAGTACCGATTGCATACGGTCCTGCGCTTTTCTGTCTTCACCTTCTGCTTCATCAAATACAACCGGCAATGAATCGTGGCCAAGCATTTGTCGCAACCCTGCTTCCGATGTTTCACCTTCTACTTTCAATCCGGTTTCACCTAACAGCAGCTGCAGGATTTTTTGGAACACCCAGGTCTTCCCGGTACCGGCAGAACCGGTTAACCATATATGCGGCCTCCAGTTCAACGCTCCGCAAATAGGAGCGACAATGCACCACCCGGCTAATAAGTATGCACTGATTGATCGCTCCCAATTAAGCAGTTTCAACAGATCCAACAGTTGAGATGCATCTTTTTCAACCAAAGGATCTTCAACTGAAAAGCCCATTGGTTCACCAACTTCATAAATATATTTTGATTGATATTTTGAAAGCGCAGTTTCTTTTCCATTGATAAATAATTTATCCCCGGCATGAATCACAACACGCTTTTCATCTACCCATGCTCCACGGCCACGCAACCACTTTTCACTGAAGGTTCCCATCTCAGCACTTTTATTGATCAGATAATTTGCTGCACGATCAACCGAAATAGATCCTTTACCATCACCAAAGGAATTCTTCCACCAGTTAAATGGTGCCAGCTGCATTAAATTGTTTTTTGTCATCGAGGAAGGAGTGAGGCCAATAACAGTTTTGGAGCTGTATGCATAAAAATTAAACATCATCCCATTGCCTTCTTTTCTCGCACCAAGCATTCTGAAGTGTTCAGTACCCATCAATGGAAATCCATCCGGATCATCTTCATTCGGAGGTGTTGGCGGATTATTCACAACATCAAGAACAGATCTTATCACTGCCTCTTCTTGTTGTATTTCTGCGATATCTTCTGCGCTTAAAACACTTTGCGCTGGCTTAACTGCATCAGCAGGGATATACAACGCTTTTGATTCACGTGCCGGTACCGGTATAATATTTTTGGATGAATATTTTTTTGCTTCTTCAGGAGTCCAGGAAGAATCCGCAACGTCCCAACCTTTTTCAGCATCTGCAGGATTAACAACCCACTTTACTTCAGCTAATGTTTTAACGATATCATAAACATCCTGCATTGCATCAAAGCCTGGTCCGTCATTGTCCGGCCACAACACAACAATGCGTCCGAGTAGGGGAGTCCAGTCCGCGTGCTTCACTCCCTGCGCTCCTCCCATCCACGTTGTTACATTTGTTTTTGGAAACAAAAGCATTGCTGCTTCAGCTGTCTTTTCTCCTTCAACAACAATCACAGATTTTGTTGGTTGCTTTTCTAAAATATGCCAATTATAAAGCGGGCGTGGTTTATCAAAGCCCAGGTATTGCCATTTTTTTATTTTCCCATCCGTTGCATAGATCAGCGGCAGTACTTCTTTTTTCTTTGGCAGATCAAACCGGCAAACACAACCCATCAGCACACCATTCCTGTCAAAATAATCCCAGGTAGCATTCGGTTCTCCGTGGTACCGGTGTTTGTACATTCCGTCAACCTTAACTGCAGGCAGTACTTGTTTCCATTTCGATTCTGCTTTTTCTTTTTTTACTTTTTGTTCTTTCTCTGCACCATGCGGAACAGCTGCTGTGTTATTCGGATCACCGATATACAACGCGGCTTCTTTCTTTGTCATTCCACGCAGCTCCATGAAATCAAATACATCTCCACCCTTACCGCAACCGAAGCATTTAAAAATCTTTTTCTTCGGTGTTACTTTGAATGAACCTGTATCTTCATTGTGGAATGGACAAATGCCTATATAGTGAGGGCCTACTTGCTCCAGCTTCACAAATCGGCCAATTACCTCAACGATATCTGCACTGTTTTTTATTGCAGCAAAATCAATCTTTTTATTCATAAGTGTGTTTCATAAATATTTACTTCCCTACTCTCTTTCTCCAGTCAGTCACTAAATCATTGATCTTTGCATCATCAGGCTTTTCACCTGGTACTAAAAAAATTATTATCTCTCTGCAGCAATCATTGCAATAAGCGTAATCAACACAGTGTAGCTTTCCACAACGATTGCACAAACACATTCCTAATTCAAACAAATACTGCGGAGTTAATTGATCTCCCCGAACAAACTCTTTCGGCTTCTTATCTGAATTAACTGTTATCAATCTTCCGAATCCTCTCATTTAAAAGCGGGTTGTTTTGCGTTTCTTACTTCCGTACGTATTGCCTTTGTAAGCTCTAATCCAAGGTCATCGTACCTCAACAGTATTCTAGTGTTGTGGCAGATATCGCGTTGCGCCACACATCCTTCTTTCCATTTTTGACGGGCATACAGCTCGGCCACCTCCAATGGAAAACCAATCAACAGTTCCTTTGCAAACTGCGCTGCAAATTCTTCTGTCATGCCTCTTTTAATAAGTTCTGCGATTGCGATTTCTTCTATTGTCATTGAATAGATATTTAAGGATTCGTCTTAGGGCCTCCATCAGGAGTAAGCCTGCGCACAAAGCGCCTGTGATTAAAATTGATTCTACCATTTGTGTACAGGTGTTTTTACTGGTTCTAAAATTTTTCGGGGAATGCTCCACAATACTCTGCGGCTACACATCACAACTGCACAATCCTGCATTCCTGGTGTGCCACTTTCATACTTTCTCACTTCAAGAATCGGCTCATCAACCAGGCGCGTAGCTGCTTGTATTCCCATCCATGCAATTGCATCGAACGATGCTTTTTTCGTAGCAGCATCCGTTGTAATTATTTTGCAGTAATCTGTTTTGTAATCTATCATTCCGTTATTGTTTTTAAATCAGGTAAATAGTATTCTAAAAAATGATCAACAAGCGCATAAGGAAGGAACACATTGAATTCAATCCAATTATCCGTTATATTAACCGTTCCAAAAGAGCAATGGAGTGGCGTTTGAACATATAGCAGCTTGGACTTTAGCACCGAAAACTGAAAATAATAGTTGCTAGATTGCTCCTTAAATGCATTCAGTTTAAAATAATCTTCCGAATACAATTTTTCGATTACCTTTTTTACTTCTTCTTTTCTCATGCTTGATTTTTCATTAGTGGTTTACCTTGATATTTTCCTTTTATATTTTGAGTATAATAAGTCCCTGGAGTAGATGACATGATCATCTTAGCGTATTCCGATGGCGGAACATTGCTGTAGCGATATCGTTTACCACCTTTAAATTCAACAGTCAAGTCAGTGTTACGATATGATACATTCAGTAAAAAAGGCGAGTTGAGTCCTTGTGATGCCATCGTTTTAGTTTTTAAAAATTTTGGATGCCAAATAAACTTTACCGGGACAAGTGGAAAAAGTGTAGACCATTGCATAGATATCAAACAGGCCACCTTCCATCTTGGAGCAAATCATTTTCAATTGCATCTTGCTATCGCGTTTAACAATCGCTTCATTCTTTTTCCGAGCTTCAGCTTGTGCTCTGCAGAATTTCAAGTAGGATAAATTCATATTTCTGTTTCGATTAAAAGTTTTGATTTTGTAATTCCGGTTTCCTTGGAAATAATTTTAAGGGCCTGTGCGGTTGTCAAAAAAATATTTACCGGTGTTTCAGCTAGATATCGGTCAATGGTCCGGTGAGAGCGCTTCAACTCATAGGCTAATAGGTTTCTGCAATCCTGACTTTCTTTTATTGCTTCAACCGCCTCTTCGCTTAGTGTAAGTAATATCTGTTTCATTTATTGTTATATTTGATAGACAAAATTGTCTGACAAAAAAATGGCATTTTTTGGCATTTGCCAAATATGGCCAACTGTATTTATTAACAGAAAATTGTTAATTACTTATAAAAATCTATGGTAATACCCGTACGACAAAGGATTGAGCAGGTGATAACTTTCCTAATAAAAAAAGGAAAGGTTAAGAATCCAACAGATTTCGCCAAAAAAATGCCATTTGATACCGGATCCTTATCCAAAATCAGGGGAGGTGAAAGAGAGGTTCCTGTCGAATTATTGCAAAAAATTCACGATACGTACAATATTGCCCGCAATTTTCTATTCGAAGGGAAAGGCGATATCGAGAATAAAAAGATTGAGATTGATGAAGAGCTTTATTATAAACTACTGGCAGAAAATACCGCAATGAAGGAATCTATCGAAGCTATGAAAGTAACAATCAATGCGCAGGAAATAACAATAGCCGGCCTTCGTAATAGTACAGCTCCAAAGGTTACTTACACCTCCAAAAAACAAACGGTTAAAAAGAGTAAGTAGGACACATCTCTCGAGTTGAATTCCGGTATTCCTTTGTCCATTGCGGGTTACAGTTTTTTTTATAGTATTGGGACTAAAAAATGTCCGACACGAATTGTAGGGATTGCACTTTGGTGAATGCACTGAAGGACCAAATAAAAATTAAAGATCAAGCGATAAAGAAACAGCAGGAAGCAATACTGCAGCTGATGAAAGGCAAACAAACAAAACTAGATTTTAATTCCAATTGATATGATACAAAAACAAAAGCGCCCCCGAAGGACGCTTTTTTATTATCATGTGGTTCGCTAATACACGTAGAACCGCTACGCTATGAAGGCACACCGCCCTTGTAATCGCTGCTTTACATGACAATGCTTTATGCTGCTGATTTATATTCCACTTCAACTTCACCGGCCCTGATCGATCTCCACAACTCCGGATAGATCTCCACATATTTTGCTCTGCTGTATGCAACACCTTTTTGAGTACCTAACGCACCAAACACGCTGCCTACAATATAACAACCATCGGTGTCATCATCCGTATTTCCCCAATGCCATAAAACATACTCAAAGCCCGGGACATTCAGCACCCATATCATTTCGTGTGCTGTATGATACTTCGCAATCTGCTCCGGTGTTTTACGGTCCTTAGCAGAAATTAAATTCCCTTCGTCATCACGATAGTAACTACTTGAAAACTTAGGAGAAACACGCAGACCCATTTTATAGATCCCATCCGGGATCCTGGTTTCGCCTTTTACTTTTATAAACCGGTATTCATCCTCTACACCAACACCCTTTTTTATTCCATCAAAATGGAATTGTGACAAGGTCCAGTCAGCCTCACCTTTCATTCTATCAACCAATATATTTTTTATCATGACTTTTTATTTTTAGGTTGTTCCGGGAAAGTAAAATTTAAAGGGAATTCCGGATGCGCTGTAATGTCACGCAACTCCTGCCGATATCTTCTCCATGCTTTACGATCAACATATTCAGGAACATCAAGGCCTTGTGTCCAATCGCTTTGTGCAAGCAAACTATTTCGGTGTTCCCTGGCATGAATGGAAAGCACGTTGTATTGTTTTGATTTTTTTAATTCGGTATAGATCCATTTCTTACCATTAAACACAAGTACCTTTCCTTTTTTTGCTTCAGGTGGTTTTACTGCAGTAGAATTTGCGGGTATTAAAAACTCATCCGGATCCAGGGGAGAAGTATCTGCGATATCCTTTCCTGTGTATTCCAAAGAGTCGGCATCGTAGCAGTAAACTACGAGCCGACCTTCGTGCAGCAAAACTTTTTTATTACTCATACTTTTAATATTTAATACAATACATCATGGCCACGTTACGCGGACGTGTTTCTGATCCACCGGTAGAACCTGTTGTGTCTGTTCCGGCATGAGCACTTCCTCCGGGAAAACCGGTAGCTCCACCACCTGACATAAAGAAGTTAAACCAGGTATGCGAATGCGCTTTAAATAAATCACTTTGTGCGGTTGCGATTGCACGGCCAGTATCCACACCACGGCCATCATCCCATCCACGAACAAACTCACCTCTCAGATCAGGTACATTAAAATGCGATCCATCCGCTGTTCCATACAATATACCTATGTTTGCAAATAGCCTGGCATAAGTTGTTCTATCTAATGATGCTCCGTTACATTTAACCCAGCCTGTAGGCACGTTAGCAGATGCAAAAGCAGCTACTGTTCCAACAGGTGATGAAATTGTAAACTGAGAAAAAGATAAAATTTTCCATACACCTGCTTTCCAAATCAACACAACTTGTTCGCCTGGTTGTAAAACGATATCATCAGCTGCGTAACCATACAATACAGCATCAGGTATTGTTTGTGCAGTATTTTTTCTGATCGTAACAGATGCTGTCAACGCAGCTCTGAATGCAAAAAGATCACCTTCAACCATTCCTGCAGTAAGAGGGAGCGTTAAAACAAAACCGCTGCACTCAATCAATTTTCCCATGTGAGTTGCACGATCCAGTGTAGTATCAGCACTCAGCGTTACCACCGCCCGCATCACAGGGCCACGATCTCTCAGCACTTCAAGTGCGTCTACGTGTATTTTTAAATAAGCGGTCCTGTTTGCCAGTTTTAGCGCCTGTAGATTAGCGATGCCATTACCACTGATACCGGCATCTATTGGATCAGCGCGTTCTAATTGATAGATACCTACTTCGTATGATGATCCATCCTCAGTTAAATTTGCCATTTCGTTTTTGTGTTTTTAAGTTTAAAATAATATTGTCCAGGATCCCTCTAAGCGGATCAAATTTGTTTTTACTACATCAGTACCGGTCTTGCGGGCAAACATGGTCCCATCGCTGCAAAACAGTCCATACTCTTTTATTGTTACACCGTTATTTTCTGCAAGCTCCAGGGACCAGTCAAATTTTACTTCTCCTATTGCCGGATAAGAAACTGCAGTAACAGCTTTTGTAAATGGGTTTAAAACTCCGGTATCAAGTGATGAAGGCGGTGTTCCTTCTTCGCCAAATTTTATTTCAGTAATAAATTTATTCGGAGATGTATTGCCTAATAATTCAGCAACAGCATTACGGCCTGCAGCAACTACTAAATTGTTATCGATGTATGTATCGATCAACTTCCCGTCTTTAAACGTGCGCATTTCAAACCTTCCTTTTACTTTTAAGTTCTCTGTTTTCATTATGGTAAAATATTTATGATTAATTCATCCTGTACTTTATTGTATTTGTAAAACCCATTGTAGATGGAGTTAGCGGAATAATATGTTCCACCGGTACCAAGTAATTCAGCTTCGATCGGATTATTTGAAAGAAAATATTCTCCAACCAACGAGCTGTCATTTAAATTTATTTTGAATGATATATCAACCAGGTGGGACCTTACATTTTTGTATTCTTCCACTAGTATGATTATATCACGGTACAGGGCCATGTTAACCAAATTTAGAGATGACGCATCAACAAGCACCCTGAATTGCGGCCACTGAACTTCTCCATAAGATGCGGATCCGTCATATACATACAAACCATTGTAGACAAAATGAAAAATCCCTTCAAGGATGGAGGCATCCATAATATTTATGGACTTCAAAGATTCTTTAATCGCCCAGGGCGTACCTTTATACCTGTGCAGCTCTACCGCTCGTTTTATCAGATCACGTTTATCACTTTCAGTATTAGCAAACTTATATCCTTTAAAACCCAGCACATCAAACTGTTCAGCCAAAGCAGGTAAAGCCGAAGCCGGTACCGTATCAATTAAATTGATCAGTACCGGTGAAATGTCTATTCCGCCCAGTCGATTTGCAGCCAACTCATCGAAGGCTGCCAGGTGCGGAACATTTTTTATACTATCTGCAAGCAAATTATCCATTTGTAAATCCTGTCGGCGTAACTGTTATACCTGTATTTTTTCCAAAACTTGTTTCATTGATCACTACATCCACAGCCGGCTGCACCACGGTAACTTTATAAACTCCAGGCACCTGGCACAAACCAATGATTTGATTTACCACGATATCTTTTCCAAGTTTAGTTCCCTGGTTGGCCACGTAATCTGTTAAAGCTGTTCCCACTGCAGATAAAATATCTGCTTCTTCAGCATCGGTATATAAAAGCAATTCCACTTCTATTGCATAATTAACTGCAGTAGGTGATGCAGATGTAACCGTATCCGTAAGCGGCCTCACTTTTTCAGCAGAACACGCAACCAGTACTGCGGCTAAAATTGGTCCAGGCGTTACAATTCCTCCTTCAACTAAAGGATAGATCTGTACCGTTCCCGGAACATTACTTACAACAGCAACATCAATTATAGAAGGGTTTGCAGAAAACGCATGGTATTTGTATGCACCTACACTGCCGGCACTGCTGAATGCAGATGGAGCCAGTTTAATGCGCTCACGCAACTGATCATCCGTTTCTTCATCGGATCCTCCACCTGAAGTATCTGCGTTAGCTGCACCGGTGATATAGGCCTGCGGATCTAAAATGTTTGTGATCGTACCGGCAATGTAACCATTGCCAACCACGCCACTTTGCTGACAGATACAATCCACATTAACATCCGAATCGCTTATTAAAATGGAGAAGGACTCTTTTGTTTCAAAAATAACTTTACCATCAGTGCTGGCCACCCTGGTTCCTTGTGGCAAAACTAAAGCACCGTGTCCGGCAATTAATGAAAAAGTAACTGTCACTTCAGCAGCGGATGCTGCAAGTCGCTCAACACCTAAGAGTTCACCCAATTTATCAAGCATTGGGAAAACCGCGAATGAAACTAAATTTTGTTCTGCAGCACTTTGTATTGCATTCCGCAATAATACTTCACGATATGCAAACGCATTGATCAGCAAGCGCTCAGGCTGTCCAGGTTGTAAAGTTTTTCCGGTGGCCGCCTCATAAAATGCGATCATTTCCTGAACGATCGCACTGGCATCTCTGTCAATTAAGCTGGGTTTAGTTAAAGCCATAGGTTATATTTTGTTGTCCGGTTTCAACGGAATTTTTTATTTTAAAATTTAAAGTGAATGTTACCTGGGATCCACTCAGCTCACTTGTTATTTTTGATTTAACCATATCAATGCGTGGTTCAAACAATGTAACCGCATCAATAATATCTTTTATCATTCCCGGTATTGCAACATTCACTGGTTGATCTATTCTATCAATCGCGCCACAACCAAACTCCGGACGTAAAGGGTCTGTTCCTTTGCGTGTATACATAATGATGTTTAAACATTGCTTGATATCATTTATACCTTCTACAACAGCTCCCAACTCAGCCATTGAAAGCCCCCACTCACTTGATCGTATATCTTTTACATTCATTTTATTATGGTGTTGGAGGAGAAGTAGATGCCATTCCTGAAGTTACGCCTGCGTGTACGTGTGTTAACAAACTCACACTTGTTGGCCCGGCTTTCACATCACCAACGGTTGCTTTTATTTCTCCGGTTTCCGATTCGATATCATTCGCTACAGTCAGCTTCCCGGTGATCTCCACATCCGAATCCAATGTGATCTTTGCTGAGGCAACTATATTTACATTTGTAGCCTTTATTATTTCCACATCACCTTCACAACTAACAGTCAGCTTTTTACTGGTCCTGTTAAACTTTATAAATGATCCATCTTCAAACTTAACAGCACGAACGTTTTTATCTTTCACAACCGGTAACTCTCCATCACTGTAAATTGCTCCCAGGATTACACCATGCTCTAGGTTCTCATCCATCAAACAAACAACGTGTTCATTCACATCCATCCAACATTCATCCTGATTTTTTAAAGTGTTTTTCTGTAACACCGGTAACCATCCGGAAACAATTTCCTGGTCCAAAAATTTAACCCGGCTAAGGCCCTTTTGTTCATCAACTTCCGATATGACTCCAAACTTTAACATACTCAAATGTAAATTTTCTTATATGGTAATTCCATTTTGTTCTAATCCTAAACCATCAGCAAAACCAACATTCTTAACCCTGCCACCTCTGTTAATTGAAGGTGCTAAAGTTTTTGCAATCGCTTCCGATTTATTTTTTGATTTTAATACTGTACCGACTGATTTTATCTCAGCAGAAATTTCGTATCCGCTCGATTTATTTAAAGTATGAGTGGAAGTGATCACGTGATACTTGCCTGATAAAATTCCATTCCCTTCTAAATCAAAATTGTTACCCGCCAATATTAGCACGGTTTCCGGAGTTCCTTCGAGTGTGATGGATCCTTCTTTTGCTTTACTGTTTTTACTGTGCAAAGCAGCTTGTGCTTTTATATCGGCCTGTTCTTTTGTTTCTGCTTTGCTATGAATCACAAGAACATCGTCCGATGTTTCCTGTGTAAATGTTTCTCCGTCCGCATTTGTTTTTTCAGGTGTACTATATTCGGCTTCAATAACTTCCTTCTTTGCAGGGTTATGATGCTTTACTTTTGCCTTAGAATAAACTCTCTGAACTTTATCTTTAAATGAATAAGATTTTAACTGATTTCTGTTCAGCGTAAATGCAGAAGGCGCATCCTCCAATTTAAAAACTGTTGTGAAAAATAAAGTAGCATTCCGGATGGCGAAAATTATTCCATACTCATTGCACAAACGTTTTAAGAATCCAAGATCTGTTTCATGGTTCTGCGTAGATCTGTTGATCACTATTCCATCCAACACACCCGACTTAATATTTGTTTGTACAGTAATTCCTGAAGCATTATAAAATTCAGTTGCTAACCTGGATGCATAAGAAGATTCATTATACAAAGCGATATCACGCTTTCCTTTGCTGGTGCCATCACTAATATCTAATCCTGCATACAGGTTTATAAGTGAATTCATTAATTTTTTTACTTCAGCTAATTGCTTGTCGGCTTTTTTTGCAGTTAGTGAGGTCCGTATTTTATCAAGATCCTGCTGCACTCCCACAAGTCCATGTTGAACTGCAAGATCACTCAATGGAACCAGGTTTGTTAAAACCCTGGCATTAAGACGAAGCGAAGCTGCTTCCATTTTTAAATTGTAAGGTGTCCGGGAAGTATTATTAAAGCCTCCATCATCAATGGTTAACCCATTGTTTTTTGCGATGGTAGTAGCAATGTCTTTTAATGATTTACCTTCGTGTGCTGAACTTTTTTTTGTGTTTAAAACACCTTTTGCACCGGTGGCCAGGCCGCGAATAATTAAAACATCCGGAGGACCGCTGGCCTCGATCTCATCTATCCAAAACACTCCGCAATCAAAAGCGCTATCCTGATCAGGACCCATTGAAACTGTTAACAGATCCTTTTTTTTAGGATACCATTCGTTACGCCATTTAGCATCACCATCTTCCAATGATATTTCAATCTCATCACTTTGGCCATGAACCTGATCAGTATAACTCAGGTTTAATAAGTGATTTGAAATATCATTGGAGATGTTTACACCATTGTATAAAACCTGAACATAATATTTTGGTGCAACACTCATTGTTAATTATATATCAAATTTATTACGTGCATCACCGGTAACAATAGAACCTTCTAACAAGCCTCTCACAGGTAATCCGCCATCATTAACCAAAATAAAAAACGATTCTTGTCCCATTCCGTTTTCATATCCTTCATCACCCGGATCCAAAATTACTCCTGTTGCAGGATTTACTTTAGTATCGTTATCCGCTGTTAATACAACAGTGTAAGGATTGTACCTGGTTGTTCCGGTTACAGGAGTATTATCCTGGTTGAAATAAGAAACTTGAATTTTATGTGTTACCGAATAACTTTCATCATCCTGCGTAAACGATAAATGTTTTGCTTTCCGCTTCAGTCCGCTAATCGGACAGTTTGAAATAGGTATTAGAATATTTAGTGGCATGGAAAATAATTTTTAAACGTTATTGTCGATTGATTTAATTGAATGATTTGAATCCAGTTTATTTAAACTCTTATCAATAAGGCTTCCTAACCTGGTCAGCTTTTTAGCAACTTTATTTTTTCCAATTACTGACGAGATTTTTTCTTCTCCATTTCCGAATTTATATCCATCTTTTTTGATGAGAACTACATTGAACAAATATTGCATACATACATTTCCATACACATCCTCTACTAATGCAACCTCCATATAGTAATGCGATATTTTTTTAAACTTAAAAGTGATCACGCAATATGTGACCGCAAATATTTCACCAATAGGTTTTAAAATATTCAGCAGAAGTCGCGCAATAATATGTAGCAGAATCCCCATTTTTAAACTCCCCATTTATTAAATAAGTATCTTCTTACTGCATTGTAGTTAGCATCGGATAGAACAGTGTTGAAATACAACGCTTCGCAAAAGTGACAGTTAGAATTTCCAAGCCCTTGAGTTTCACTTCCCAAATTAATACTGTTTGTAGCACCTATATCACTTGTTACACCGGTTAAATTATTTTTTAAGGCATCGAAGCCCAATTTTTTTAGTCCACTAGCTAATACTCCCCTACAAGAAATCAAATGTATATTTGTAGTATCAACCCCTGTAGTCCAGGAAACAGCTATACTACCTGCATTAGTTTCATAATACCTCATACCTGATGCCCCAAAGCGAGTTATCGCTATGTTTGCGTTAGTCCCTTCAGCAATCGCAGAAGCTCTTACTGAAAAATTATAAGCAGTGCCGGATAACGATACATATTTGAAAACAAAAAACGTTGTACGATTAGCACCTGCTAATCCAGGTACATTAAAACCAGTCATAACACCGTTTACAATTAAAATACTATTCCTACCAGTTGCTGCAGCTCCCACTTTAAAAGTGACAGCACCGCCTGCCAACTTATTAAATACAACACCGCTTATCTTGCATTTTATAGTAGAAGCAGTTGTACCATCTGCAATGATACCACCACTGTTTACAGTTGACATATCATCAGCATCAAGCCACATCTGCAATCCCGATATTTTATTCGGCAGTATGGTTGGAACTATTATTTTACTGGCTGTAGTATATACTGGCATTATGCTGGTGTACTGTATTTGGTTCGTAAATAATAAAGAACATCTCTATATTCTGCCTCGGTTAGCACTCTGTTGTAAATGATAGTTTCAAAATGATACCCCAACGAACCACTCGGGTTTTCTCCTTGCGCAATAGTTAGAATACAAGAATTAGTAAACGCTGCACAAGCAACTTGACTTAAAAGTATTCCGGGAACATTTTGATTTTCGTAAGTATAAGTACCGTTACCGCTTGTAGAGGCTTTCGACATACCGATAATTCTTCTATTAACCGTGTATGTTCCATTACCTCCACGACCATTTCCAAAAGTTTTTACAAAAACTCCTTTACCAGTATTACCTTGTATTATAGCAGATGAAGCTTCGGAAGATCCATCATATAAAAGTTTATGCCCAAATTGAGCATCAGCAGTTGAGCCTGTATATGTAGGTCTTGAAAACACTGAAAATATAGTAAATCCAGAAGCTCCGGTGAATGTGGTTATTCCTGTTTTCCTATAATAATTTGTATCCTGCCCTGTCGTAATACATGGGAATCCTCCGGGATCTAATGCCGTCAAACCTGCGCCCGATCCTGCCTTAGTTAAATTATTATTTCCGGTTTTATCATTCCATGTAGCTACTGCTGTTCCTATTGCCAGACTTTTATAATCGCTCGCATCCCACCAGCCTGAAAGACCGCTTATTTTATTCGGAAATATTGAACCTATTGCGCTCATTATGCTAGTCTTTCAAATGTTACCATACTACTTGTAATAGATCCTGATGCGTTACTATGCTGAGCATTTACCACTATGGCATTAGCAGTTGTTGTATCCAATGCCTGAGCTGTAAAAGAGGCAACCATAGGAAATTCTGTAGTAACAAAAGCTGCAGTAATTACCTTTAATACTCCTAATCCAAGTACACTTCCTGATGCGCCTGTATCTAAAAAATGTATTTCGTATTCTAATTCAAAATAATTATCTGTATAAACAGTACCTACAGTAAACGGTGTAGCATGGGTAAGAGTCACACTTCCTATTTTAATTTCTATCAATAAAGTGTCAGCAATATTTGTAGAAGTGTATTTGCCTTTTATTTTTAACCTTAACGCCTTACCGGATACAATACTATTAGCTGGAACTGTTAAAGGGGTAGCAGCAGCTCCCACATAATCACCGGCTGTCGTTGAGATTAAACTTGCTAATGTGGTAGTAGTAACTGTTTTTGCACGATACTGCCTAAAAAACACGCCACTCAACCAATCTTTTGTAAAGCCGTTTTGGTCATAATTATAAACTCTTTGAGTAGCATCGTGAATATCCAGTGCTGTTATTTCATAAGCATAATCTGCTGCTCCTGATAGATTACCCATTACAGTATTATTTGCAACAGTGCCCTCATCAAGTATAGTAGCGTCCCACGTTGTGCCGTTATACGCAAACATTGCCACCTGATTTATTCTTACCATTGTAATAGAAGCCACAGAAGTTACTATAACACCACTTCCCGAATCAACTTTTCTTACATAAAAAGTGAAGCCTGCCACACCTGTTGGATATGTAGCAATAATAGTACTTGTCGAAGTGGTTACATTATAAGTAACTCCATTCTCTGTGGCGGCTACAGTGAACGAAGCTGATTTTGCGATACCTCTTGAATCGTTATCAAATACAACGTTTTTGCTTATTGCAGCATCGCGGAATTTTAAGTTGGTTCCATTATACCACATCATTCCATTCACAAAACCCGAAGTCACATCAACACCTGCAGTAAAAAATAAATGTGCTTTAGTTGTTGTTGATGCGGCCAAAGAAATCCATGACTTTGCAGCTGCTGTTATAGCTGCTGCAGATTTTGTGATACCAATACTCAATTCAGTGTTAGCGAACCAGGTGCCGGCTTTGTCCCAAATCATACGAACCACATTATTCGTACGAATAGCATAATCCTGATTATCATTAGTTCCTGTATTTGCAGTACCTCCAAATGAATTACCGCCTTGAGTAAATGCATTTACAACAGATGAAGCAACCCAGGATCCTGAATTATAAGTTCCTGAATAAGTGAATTGATTGTTAGGTGCTGTTAAACTATTTACAACAATAACATTCCCGGCCACCGGTGTTGTATAAACCCAGGCGGCCCCATCCCAGGTAGCAACTTTATTTTCATTCCCTGGCCATGAAGCTCCGCTTAATCCTGCACCAGGTAATAAATACCTGTCGTTCAAAACCGGGGAACCAGGCTGCGCAGTTACACTATTGGAAATTACAGGATCCAGCCAAAAAGCGGTTCCATTAGCAACAAGATTGGCACCGCCGCCTCCAATGATCTGAAAGTTAGTGCCATCGTAAGCAAGCGGAATTATTTGTCCGGCTTTGATATCCCCGGAAGTTAACGCTTCTGTAACATTTTTTTTAATTGCTATTGCTCCTAAACCGTTTAAATTTAATGTTGCTGCAGTAGTATTAGCATTTGTAAATTTTATAAAAAAACGTTGTGTATTTGCATAAGCTGCAATTGCCGGAGCCATTGTCGCAGTGTATGTATCGGTTCCGGATGCTGTTGCAGATAACTTTGAGCCTGACTGAGTTAAATATTTTGAACCTTCCAATCCTAATGCCGTAGCAAATTTTGCATCATCAGTACCGGTATTTATTTCCGCAACACTTAACTTGTTTGCTATCGTTTGAAATAATCCGGTGGCCCAATCATACAATGATTTTACTGTAGGATATTTTACGTTACTCGCTTGATCTGTATTTACACTCGTTGATTTATTCGCTGAATTTTCAGCAGTATATCCGATATTATTTTGCTGTATTGCCCAGTTTGATTGAGTGTTACCGGGTGTATCGATTAAGGCCCTTACAATATCACCCACTTCAACCTCCTGTGCAGTAGGTAAAGTTCCTGCAACAGACACGGTCCAGGTATCTCCTTTTTTAATTGCACCGGCACTTCCACTTCCTCCGGACGAAGGATATGCATTAACACTCGCATTAAAGTTTCCTCTATCATCCCACAATCCAACAACTAAACTATCCGCATAAGATTGCGCTGCAGCTGCAACAGCATCAGCATAAGTCTTTACTGCTTTTTGCGAAGGATATTTTGTATCACTGTTCGCTGCGAAAGTCCCATCAATATCTTTATTCGCAACAGCCTCTTTTGTTGCAAGTGCAACATTTACAGAATTTTGATCAGGCGCGCCATCGGTATTATTACTTGCAACATCGCTATATAATTTCGCTATACCTTTTACACTTGGACTTGCATCCGGTACTGCAGCATTCAATAAATCAGGATCTGAAATTTTTACAAACGTAGCTCCAACACCGGTTGAAGTTGCTCTATACAATGCCCAGCGTGTATCTCCATCATCTATAACAAATATATTTAAGGGTAATGCAACAACGTCATACAAATCACGTGCTGTGATATCAGCAACAGAAACTTCCTTATTGCCATCATAAATAACTTTCCAATGAAGTGAATTAAAAGTTCCGAATGTTTGTACCAGGGCCTGGTAAATAACTCCATCCTTTAGACAGCACACATTCGGATTATAAATATGGTCCGGATCCGGGTTGTATTCTCCTAAACCAAGAAGATCAGCATCATCAATCCTGTTTAACAGACTTGCCTCCATATTAAGCATTCTGTCACGAACGGTGTTACCTTTTATATCACGTTTTATGTTAGTATATACGTGATCCGTTATATCCTTTTTTAATTCGGTTTTATTTAAAATATCAGCCATTGTTAGTCGAAAGATTGATCGAATGAACCAAGTCCACCCGTTGTTTTTATATCTAAAAGTAATGGCGCTGTTACTGCAGCTTGTTTTTCCAAATCGCTCGGCACACGCTTCCAAGGTGGTAACAAACTCTTGTCTGTTTCGTTTTTCACTTCAATTATAGGAATCAACAAACGCTCACCTCCAACAAAAGATGTAGAAAGCGATATCGAAGGATTCGCTTCTATTATCGGATTCATTTGTGATGCATCACCATACGCTTTGTATGCGATACTGTCCCATCTGTCCCCCTGTGTTGCTATGTATTCAGTAAACATTACTTACAATTTTTTTCTTGATGATTTCAAAGCGATCAGCGGCGAACATTTTTTTGTAAATTCTTTCATTGCATTCACCAGCAATAAATTAAAGTTTGTTGTATTGTTAAAAATATCCAGCGAGTACTGTGCGTCTAAATCAGTTGCTACTGTTGGCAATCCCAAAAACGCCAGTATTGAATTATCAAAATTTGTTTTAGCTGTTAATACACCGTTTAACGATGTTTGGATATCCGGAGAGAAAACAAGGATCTGCGGAAACGTAGTTACAAGTCCGGTCACCCGCGACAAACTTGTACCGATCGATAGCGCATTTTTAGTTAAGAAAGCAGTTGTATTTACAGCTTCAGCTGCAAATGCCTGGCCTCTTAACAAAAGAGTAACAGGTGCCGTGATTAAATTTTTTACTCTGTTTATTTCATTATTAATTGAGTTCACTGCCAGGTTAGCTTCGCGCATTGCCATCAGTATCATTGCATCAGGAGTTAGTGGAGGCACAGGAACACTGGTTGGAGTGGGGCGGTTAGGATTAACTGCAAACGCATTAAGCAGAGCTCTTTTTTGTGCGGACTTCATTTTATCTGCTTCGTAAAATTCCCGCAATCCAATGTTCACATCAATATCGGTGTAAGCTCCGTCTTTATCTGTGTCATTTACATTTCGCTCCAGGGAGGTGATCACAAATGTTCCTTCAAAATAACCGGTCCCGTAAATCAATGGCAAAATTTCGCCATCATCCCGGTACCTGTTTAGTGCATCATATTCAACTTCAGGATTACAAAAAGCAATATGAAATTTTACACTGATGGAGAATTCATCCAATGCATTACCGGTACGTTGCAAACGAGGTTTGCCATCTATCAATGTATGCTCAGCATACATCGCTTCCTTTTTATCAGACATAGATGAAAAACCTTTCAGAGCTTCAAATTTTATTTCACCTAGCTGCGCGTACATTAATATTTACCTCTGTTGTTTTTCCTGTTTGCTTCTTCGATCATTTTTACCAGCTCTCCCTGGTGCGTTTTCAACATCGCCCTAAAATCTTCTTTATTTCCACCACCACCCATGTGGATCACCGGTGCGTAAGTAATTGTTGTTCCACCAACACTTCCCGAAGAACGCTTCCCTGGTGCAGCACTTCCTCCCATAGCAGAGGAAGCTATAAGCGTTGTGGCAGCAACCCTTCTCATTGCTTTCATCATTGGTTGCGGTTTCATTGTATCCGCAATAGTTTCAATAATCCTAACCCGGTGAAGATCTTTTAAAGGACCTACTTTCGCTGGCGAAAATGGAAGATACTCCCGGATCTTACCAACCATATTTTTTATTGCCTCAACAGGACTATTAACAAAAGCTTTTATACCATTCCATATTGATTTTACTATGTTAGCACCTGCATTATAAAAACGTGGCCCCAGGCCTTTCATCCATTCCCAAAATGACGAAAAAACATTTTTAACTTTTTCCCATAATCCTTTGAAGAAGGCGACTATTTGCGGCCAAAATTTTATAATGAACCCAACCGGTCCTATAAATAATATTCCCCATTCTTTTACCCAGGAAACAACTTTCCAAAACATATTTTTTATGCCGGTCCATAAGTTCACAAAGAAATCCTTAATACTTTGCCACACACTTTTTATCCACTTAACGATCGGATCCCAATACTTCACAATCAAAAATATTGCTGCAGCTATCCCCGCAATAATCAATACGATAGGATTTGCTGCTAAAAAATTAAATACCACACTTAACCCGTTGACCACACTCATCACAGTGCTAACACCCATTGTTACAATTTTTAATGTAGTGCCAAGCGCCAACAAACCTACACCCACACCGGCAACTACTTTTATAAGTGATTTATTATTTTCTACCCAGGTTTGAATGGCCGGTAAATGTTTTTGAATATCTTTCATAACTGAATTCACTGCAGGCAATAAAACTTTCCCCACAGTTTCCACCACTTCACTCCAACTCACTTTCATTTTAGAGGCTTCTGTAGCGGTTGCCTTGGCAACACCTCCCACTTGTTTCTCAACAGCTTTCATGATCAGTTCCTGCGCCTTCAGCTTTTGGTTTGTTTCAACCAATGTTTTTATTTTGTTACGTTCTGCTTCACTAAAAGTGATGCCCGATTTGCGCAAAGCAACAATACCCCTGATAGGATCCTGCAATGCTTTACCTAATTGAATTGCATTTCCGGACGCTTCACCAAATCCGGTAGAAGACATATCGAATGCAGCTTGAGTAGCGCGGTCCATTATTCCGGATGTACGCGCGACCGCATCACTTACACTTTTAAACGTAGCAAGTTTAGCTTGTACAGCTAAAATTTCTTCATCTTCAATTCCGATTTGTGCTGCTAACTGATCTGCGTATTTTTGATTTGCGAGTAGTGCTTGGTTGGTAGTTTCGCCCATCGATTTATAAACCTGCTGAAGCCGTTTTACAGAAACTTCATTTTCTTCAGCTGCAGTTACCGTCGCTCCGAAAAAAGCCGTCATAGCTCCTCCGGTAATAGCCATTTTAGTGCCGGCTCTGTTTATACCCTCCAAATGTGAGTTAGCCTTTGTAAAAGCACTATTAAGAACAGCGCTCATCTGATCTACGGCAGTCAAAACCAGTGCTACTTCAAGGGCCTTATTCATTCTTTAGGGTTTAATTCATTGTGTGATTTTATTGCCACTTTATACCAAAAATCCAAATCCACCAAACTCCACTCAAGCAATATATTTAGTGGCGTGTGTGAGAAATGGGCCAGGAACATTATATCTCCCGCCCGTACTAAAAATTTACAGAAGCGAATTTTGCAAAGATCTTGTTGTAATCTTGCATACCAAGCTCTGCAAGATCTTCAGGAACTATTTCTTTACCATCAATTGTAACTAGCTGCGCCATCAGCGTAGCCATATACAATTTTGATTTCCCTTCTGATTGATCCATTGCCTCCTGAGCATGCCTACCCTTACCTGATAATATCAGAGCTTTTCTGCCATCCGATAAAATGATTTCATTAGTCGGAGCCAAAGGTGCAGGAGCTACTTCTGCTGCAGGCGCTGTTTCGTTTTTTACCTCTGTGATTTCAGGTGCTGGTGAATTAGGAGTTTCTCCCGGTGTGTTTGTTTCCATGTGTGTTTTTTCATATTAAAATTAGTTGCGGGATAGGGATTCGAACCCTTCCCGCAATATTATTAGATGCCTAAGTTTGCGCGGTATTGCGCTAAAATATCAACACCATTCACTTTGTAAATATTAGCCAACAGATCTATCTCAAGAGTTTCAACACCATCAATTTCCATCTTGCAGTATGTTACAGAAAGGTTTGTTTCTAATTCAACATTGTCATTCTGTTTGAAATTTCCTGTAGGAAAATCCTTTGCAGTTGCTGTCATATAAATAACAACAGGAACCTCTGCTGAACGGCCACCGGATGAATACGTTTCTAACGAAGAGCGCACCTGCAGGTTCAAAGGCAGTATCGGGTTTCCAACTTTATCCAAAACATCCTTATAGAAACTATTCCATTTAATTTTAGCCTCCATCTTTTCTATTCCGGAGAAAAACTCAACTGCGCCAATCATTCCAAGGGCTTTATGTTCAGCCATTTTATGTTTGATCGTTGGAGCCATCACCTCTTCCGCACGTCCTAATAATGAATTTCCATTCATATAAATGTTTGCGTTTGTTACTCTTTTTATTTCTTGTGCCATGATATTTAAAGGTGTTTTATGGTTAAATTTTTATTTTTAAATTACTTTATGGATGCTAATAAATTAATATCAATAAAGCTGTTAAATGTGATTCTTTCCATAGGTGTTGGAGGCATAAAGTCTAAGCTGAAAAGAACGTGTCCTGCAGCTAATTCCGGTGCTGAGTTTAGTGCCGGATTGTAAGTACATTTTCCATCAACGATTGCACCGCGAGAGATCAGCGAGCGAATAAATGCATTCACACTTGCACGTACACTGTCAATAACTGCTTGTGTAATTGGTTTATCAACAAACTGCAGCATCGCCAGTTCAATTGACTCATGCATGATATCAGCTGTACGTTGCACGTTCTCAAAATTTGAAGGAGCAGTACTTGCCGGGAAAGAAGCAGATCTGTTACCCCACAATCTCAGTCCTGTTCCAAAAGAATTAAAAACTGTGGTGATCCCTTTTTCATTCAACAAATTCGCATCAGTTGTTGCATCATTTATCGCTGCACTTATTTTGCGCTCTGTTCCTAAAATGCCTTTGATCTCATGGTTTGAAGCAGAGATCCAATATCCTTCATTGCTATCTACAGATGCGCGAACTCCGGCAGCCCATTGCGAATAAGGTGTATCGATGATTGTATCCGTTGCAATATCATAAGCCTTTAACATCGGGAAAAATAATCTCGCACGTTTACTTGCAGTAATGAAATTGATTGTGCTTGCAGGACCGCGACCGGCAATTGCACCCGCTACAGTTGTGCCTGCAGGAGCGTCTAAATATGCAAATGCTTTATGAAGATCTGCCTGGGCGATCATTTCTACAGCAACTGTATTTAATGATGAATAACCAGGCGCAATAAATATTTTCGGTTTAAATCCAAATAAATTGTAAGAATCAACGAAACATTTAAAGCCGGTTCTTGCTTCTGTTGATCCGTCAACAGCTCCGATAACCAACGCTGCGATAACACCTGCTGCATTTAATTTTTTGTAAGTAAATTTCAATGTCAGTCCATCAGTAATTGCAGCATTCAAGATAACCAGGTTTCCATACACATCAATAGTGTAATCTGTACCTACTGTGTAAGTGGTAGAACCCGCAGAATTTTTAACTACAACTGCAGCTGCTCCAACCGGATTAAATGCGGTCTTTACTTTACGACTTGCAACTGCAGCCGAAACCTCATCGGTTACAGTAGTCGCCATTGCCGTTTCATCCCAAATATTTACCACCAGTACAGTTCCTGCACCTTGTTTAAATATCGCATCCAGGGCTTGCGGAATATTTAACCCTGTTAAAGGAGCTCCGAATTGTGCCGCATCCTGGGCATTATTTACAAGCGTCAATGTTTGTTTAGGACCTGAAGGTGAAATACCAACCAACCCGATAACAGCTGACTTTACAACTGAAATAGGCACTGTTCCATTTAATAATTCGATGGTTTCAACACCATGTAGATAATTTGCTGCCATTAGTTATTTTTTTTAGATTGGGTTTCTTTTTTTTCTTCAACTGGCTTCAGGGCACCTGTAGCCACTAATGTTTTAACATGAGAAGAGTCTGCAGGTAAGGCGTACTCGTTTCCATCCTGCAAACAATGATCAACACGCGCAATGGTTACATAACTTATTTGCCCGGTGTATAAATATTTTTTCATTAGTTGTAAGTACTGTTAATAAATGTTGCTTTTGCTTCGGTAATCGGCACACCTGGTTCTTCTGAAAAATCTTCGACATTTAACGAAGTGCAGGCTATTCTAAATGAGTGCATCCAAAGATTCTCCTCAAAATTTTCAAGTTTAAAACTCTTTAAGTAGATCTTTCCGCAGGAAGAAGGAGTAAACCCAACTACTGCTTTTCGGATCTTATCTTTCAGATCATAAACTCCGTTTGTACCGCGGAGTAATTTTGCTCTGATCATTATTTCAAACGTTTCTTCGCTCGTTTGCGAAACTTCATTTGTGCTTTTTAGTGCCGGGTAATCAGCACCGCTGTACGCTACTGTTATTACTGGTTTTGTGGTTATTGATCTTTTAAAATCAACTGTTTTCTCCGGTACCACTTCACATTCAACCGTATTTCCAAGCTTTGTAGCAATCCTCGCTTTTATTTCTTCCTCCTGTACTTCAGCAAGTCCCATTGTTATGGATATAAGTCTGCGATTATTGTTTTCCCATCGTGTTTAGTGCTGACGTGTTGAATGTTGTATGTAACACTCTTAATCACCACCGTTTCCCCTCCATTATTTTCACCAACCAACTCTTTTAATCCCGGAAATTCACCTTCAAAATATTCCATTTGGTAATGGTCCGGATCATAATTTACGCCTGCTAACTCTTTGTTTTCAGTAGGGTTTTTAAATAAAACCTTCACTGTATGTCCTGCCGGGTGGCTACCATCAGATGGAACCCAAACAGCAACGTTTCCCATAGTATTTGAAACTACTTTCCCCGCTGCTGCCTGAGCTCCATCAAATAGATTGTCAACCATGGGCAGATTAAGCTGTTGCCATTATACCTGCATTTTTCAATGCAGTTAATGCTGCATTTAATGCAGTTTGTAATTCTTTTAATTGAAGGTTAACATCAAGGATTGCCCCGTTCACAGCAGTATCTACTTGTGCTGCAGTTGGAGTAGATCCACCTGCACAAGCAATATTAGCAACGTTCGCAAGCGTTCCGTCAGTAGTACCTGTTAATGTACCAGCCACCTGAGCAACCAATGCTGCCTGAGCAACACCTTCAGGTGTGTTTTCATAAATATTTACATCCACTGTGGCATCGTTTGCTGCAGCATCTGCAAATGCGGTTCCGATTGGCACATCTGTTGATGTTTTTGTAATTTTCTTTGTGCTGGTATTCCAGTACAATTTATCGCCTTGTGTAATAGCTAAAGAAGCTGTTAAAGCAAGAGCAAAAACACCTCCAAGCACCAATGTTCCGACACCGGTTGTGGCTGCGATATCCGTTTCAGCAATACCGATAACTTTACCAACAACAACAACATCGCCTGAAGCTATTGCAGAACCTGCGTTGGCGTATTGCATTTTATTACCTTTTTGAACAAAATTTTTCATCCTTTTTTTATTTTTAAATAACCCCCGAAGGGGTTATTTGGTTTATATTATTTTTTACAGTCAGTTATTACGCACCAACGTTTTTGTACAAGCCGCGGAAATCAATTGGGGCTGCACCAAACACCATACGCGCTTTTATTTCAATTCCATCAACACCAAATCCCGCACGTTGCTCTGTGAACAATTCGCCTTCTCCTTCTAAGAATGCATACTCGAGAGTATCAATTCTTGATGGCTCAGAAGCTAAGAACCAGCTTAAACCGGTGTTTAAATCGGATAAGCGCGGCTCAACGATCACTTTCAATGAAGTGTTGTTTTTGCTGTTGATTTTAGAAGACTCACTTGCAACGTAACTTGTAGATGTGTATTGATTTGCAACATCTTCCAATTCAGGTGCTACAATTAAGTAAGCCGGCTCAAGGTTAAGGAAAGAACCTCCGATTGATTTTTGTTTACGCATTAGTTTTCGTCCGATTCCAAGATTCGCAACATTGATCACAGTTCCTGTACCTGTTAAATTCGCGTGAGTTGAATGGAAAAGGGCAACTGCATCATTCATTGCCGGGTTACCGGTCATGATCGCCCAAACAAGGTCAGATTGTTTTTGAACAGCTTGTTCTGCTATCGATTGAGGGATGCGTGCAAAGGCGTTTAAATCATCATTTACAATTGCTTCCCAGGTAAGTGCGATGATCTCACCATATTTTTCTACAGCGTATGCTTCTTTAGCTTCGCCCATTGTAGCATATTTATATTCTCCGCCTTCTTTAACTTTTTTGAATGCGCTGATATCTCCCAGTTGAGTACGAGTCATCGGACGGAAATCTTTCGCAGTTGTTTTGCGTGTGAATGGCTCAAAAGTTTTTGGGGCCAAAGCGTATGCTGCACGTAAAGATCTGTTAACCGTATTTCCTAAAATGTAAGGGAAATCACTTATAGAATGCGCGCCACGCACACCATTTAGTGCTCCGGAAGCGATTTCACGCGCACTCATTCCACGTACAGACACGCCTTGTGCGGTCAAGCACTCTTTTGCCATATCCAACAAGAACATACCACGGAATTCGCCTGGCGTTTCTTTTTCTGTCAAAGCAGAAGGATTTGCGCGGTGCAAAATCGCAATCTCCATACCTGCAACGCGTTTATCTGATGCATCTGCTAATACACTGGCATCAACAACAACGGTTGGTTTTTCTTTTTTACCCATTTCAGCAATTACCAACTTACGCACCTCATCAACAGAGGTGCCTTCGGCAATATGTTTTTCTGAGAATGCAGAATCCAAACCTGCAGCACGAACTGCAAGATTGATTTCCGAAGTGCGCGTACGCTCTTCTGATACAGCAGCATCTGCAGCCGCACGGATTGCTTTTTCATCAACCACAGGGGTGGTTACTTCTTTTTTTGGTTTTTCTGTTTTTTCAGTTTCCATTGTTCTGTTATTTGTGGTTGTGTTTAAATTTTTATTTTCGATTTCAATAATTTCAATTTCATTTATGGCTTTTAATTTCGACTCAGCAGATCTTACACCTGAATCGATATCGGCAGGGATTACAGCTAAAGAAATTTCTGCCGGTTCCCAATCAATAGCCCTGTAAATAGGTGTTTCACCTTCAATAACAGGTTGTTTTTCGTATTTTTTTACATTATAGCCAACAGAAATAGAGCGAAGAATGCCGTCTTTAACGTCATTCATGATTGGTTTTACATCATCTCGTTGAGAAAAACGGATAGTTGCGCGGCCTTGTCCACCGGAAATAACGGCCTTTTCAACCACACCAAGCACACCTTTTACACCATCCCACTGCTTGTGATTGTCTAAAAGAGGCGCGCCTGCATTCAAACGGCCTAATCTTACAGCTTCAGGAGTACATACTAACTGCTCAATGAATATTACATCATTGTTCCAGTCATATCTTTTTACTTCAGTGGTTTCGGTGGCAAAAATTACATCAACGGTTCTTTCAGCTTCGTTAAAAGTGGCCGGATCGAAAAGGGCTCGAGTATGTAAGCTTTCGGTTTTTGCTGGTTTGGATTTTTCTTTCGACATAATGGATACAATTATGGCGTAAGAATAGTTGAAGGACAAAATAAATTTATCTGCTTCAATCAAAAAATTACTTGTTTGAAAATAAAATTGAATGGCTGAATAAAAAACTTATTCAGCCTTTGAAGAAGTATCAACTATTTTATTTCGGGGATCACAATCTAATATCAAGGAAAGATTTTCAAATAACTTAAAGTCCTCTGAAATTTCTTTGGCTAATTTTTTAGGATCACTACCTAAAGAACGTATGGTTTCACTCCAGCTGGTCAATCCGTTACGGATCTGCAATGACAAACCTTTACTTTCTTTTACAGGATCAATCATCTCACGTCTTGGCGCGGTCCACTCTGCAGTAACTTCTTTACCAGGTAATGCTGAACCTATTTTTGCACCGGCAACAAACCATTCCCAAACAACAGCGCAAAAGCGTGGGATCATCATATTGTATTGCCAGTCTTCCACCATTTTATGAAACTCCAACCAACCCATTCGTCCGGAAGAAAAATTTACGTTACCAAGATCTCCTGTTAAAGCCTCATAAGTAATACCATATCCGGAGGCAACACCTTGAAGGATTTTTTTTGCATAACTTTCATAACCTTCAGCAGCTGGTGGTGTTCCGAATGTTACTGTTTTTCCTGCGGGCAAATGTTCGATCATACCTGGTTCAACACGCTCAGGCAATGTACTTGCTGCAGCACCTGTTCCATTGATTGCATCAGGACTTTGGTCCTGAATAAATGCAGCAAAACACGCAGCAACTTTTTGTCGCATCAGCTGCGCATCTTCATAATCTGCAAAATCATGCAGCTTCAGGGCCGCACTGGTTCCAAACGGAACTCCACTTATTTGTCCCGGGCGATCAATCTTGTAAACGTGCATAACATCAGCTGCAGGAATTCTATTATACTTTACCTGGAACTGCTCGTTTGGATGACGCTCATGAATATGATACGCAACCCGGGATCCGTTTTTATCAAATTCAACTCCTTGCATTATATAACCTCCATCAGGTAACGAAGGTTTATCCGCCTCTGTTGCCAAATACTCCGGTTCTAATACCTGCATTTGAAATGCAACTTTAAGATTAGTATTATTTACAACTCTCTTTCTAATCAGGCAAGATCCGCTTTCCGCAATCGTGCGCATAACAAGCGCCTGCATACCGTAAAAATTAAGCATCCCGGTAAAATCACACTGCGTTGATTCAGCCCAACCAAACCAAACCTCTTCATATTTTTTCTGTGCTGTTTCATCCTTAGCATTAATTGTAAGACGAATGCCGGTACCAACAGTGTTGGTTGTAATTACATCGATCGCTTTTTTTGCATAAGGATTATTGCGCACCAGGTCCCGGGAGCGATTTCTTAACGCCACAAGTGCGGGACCGTTTTCGGTATTAGCAGAGGAGGACAGCGATTGCCAGCCTTTTGTTCTTCTTCCTGAAGAAGCTGCATCATACTTTCGCATTTCGTTTACTGCTAAACGAACACGAATTCTTTTTAATTCTCTTTCGGGACTAAAAAAACCAATTGCCTTATCTATGAATGTCATCGGATATATTAATCAAAAACTCAATACGTGCATCAATATCACTCATCTAATCCTGAGTGGTACTCTGCAAATTTTCTTCCTGAGTTTGGTGTTGTTAAACCTAGTTCCTGGGCCATCAATCTGCGCGTGGTTAGCATATCTTCGAGGGAACGGTACTCGACTTTCTTATCTGCAAATTCCACTTTTAACGCACCCTGTGCAATAGCTGCATCGAGTAAATTTAATTGATCTTGTGTGTATGCCATAACACCAAATTAGAAATTATTTGATGTAAGAGAAATTTTAATCCCAAAAACTTGAACGCGGTTTTTTAACTTGAGGATCATTTTTTATTCCAGGGGTAGTTCCACGAATGATATCGTAATGATGTGGTTGAAAACGATCTATGCCTACAACAGCAGCTGCAGCTCTTGCATACACGCGCGCATCTAATGGCTCGTTGAAGTGATATTTTTTTACCCACCGGTATTTTTTAAAGCCCATAAAAATAACTGATTCAAGATGCTCAGCTGTTATGCCCCGGAAGTATTCCGGATTGTATTGAGGAAAGCTGCAGTACCCATTTGGTTTCGTTCCATCTTCCGCTATTTCCTGTTTCAACCACCCGTACAATTCGGATTTAATTACAGAAACACCGGCATTCCAAACTTTCATGCTGCCGGTTTTTTTTCCTGAAGCCATCGTGTCCACAGCTTTTGGCGATGAAATAATTAACTGTTGTTTGTCCTGGCCTTTTATCGGTATCACTCTGCTCAAGTCAAACCGTCTGCAAAAAGCATAGACATGAGAAGTGTTGTATCCCGTGTCAATCGCAACTTTTGAAAGTCGCATTTGTACTCCATCCTCAGTGATCCAGGTTTCATTCATAATTTCTGCCAGCTGGTCCCACACTTTAGTACCACCTGTATCACCAACAAGCACGCGGTAATCAATGGAATAAGATTTTTTTCCTTTACACCACCCAACAATCTCAAGTTCTATTCGGTCCAACTGAATATCAACACCTGCAGTAAGAAAACAAACTTCTTTATTCGGTTTATTTATCTCATAAGTTTCACGTTTATCGTAAAGCCTGCGCCACTCCGGAGCATCACCTTTTTCGGTCCAACACTCACCAAGCAACGTGTTTACGAACGTGCGCATTTTATTCACATCCGTTTCTGCCTCTTCGTTTTTCTTTACGATATCACCCCAGGAAAACCAACCAAGCGGAGAGTACAAGGAATTCAAATGATACCCAACCTTTTTAGGATCCGCATTCTCAGGCTTCTCCGCGATCCATTTTCCTTCAGCCAACATTGCCGGCTTATATCTTTCTTCGATTAATTCTTCGCAATGCACGCACTGATATTTAGCAGAGTATGGGTCGCCTTTTTCCCACTTTAACTGAGAAAAAATCAATTTTTGTAAAACACCACAATGGACGCAAGGGACATGAAAATACCGCTGATCAGTTGCCATAAATTCGCGTTGGATAGCCGAAGCTCCATCGATGGTTGGAGTGGAAGTCTTGAAAATTTTTCTACGAGAAAAAGTATTTGTCCGCGCAACAGCAAGATCTATTGGTGATCCTTCTCCGTCCAGGTTAGCAGGATAACCATCAATCTCATCCAGGAATAAAAAACGGATAGGCATGGAACGTAAAGCTACCGCGCTGTTCGCTCCGGTCATTACGAGTACTCCTCCCGGAAAAGATTTTTGTGTTGTGGTATTATTCGCATCGCGGGATCTGTGCGGAGCAATTTTTTTCCGGAGGATAGGAGTGGACTCAATCATTGGATCTATCCTGGTCTTGCTGTTACGCTTTACAGTTTCATCCGTTGGCATAACCATCAGCATAGGAGCAGGGACCATGCTGGCCACATATCCACACCAATTGTTCCCTGCTTCAGTAGCGCCTATCTGCGCGGCCTTCATGAATACTACCGTTTCAATTATGTTGTGAGCGGAAAGATTGTCCTGGATCTCCTTCAGGTACGGTGTACGATCGGAACGATACGGACCAGGTTCAGCTGATGAAACGGAACTTAGTATCCGATGCTGGTCCGCCCATTGAGTCACGGTTAAAATTGGTTCAGGCTTTATGCCGTCAAGGAACCCTGATATTAACGCAAGCTGTTCCATTGGTTAACCGATCTCCGGATTAGTGGACAATTGCTCCAGCACATCGTTAAGTGCCTTATAAAGTTTTAAATGAGCTTCATTCCGTTCCTCTGAGGAAAATATTTCATCAATATGTTTGTCCGGGATTGAAAGGATTTTTGTCCTCATCGTTTGCCCGAACTCAAAGAGCTTCTTGTAGACTTTCTCTTTACTTATCAAAATCCCTTCCTTCTCTGCCAGTTCTATCTCCATCATGCGCGACTTTAAAACCGCCTGCTTTGCGTTGGCTATCGCATATTCACCGACTCCCTGGGCCTTTATTTTTGTAGCATCTTTGATATCTGCAGGAGGCTGATTGAATAAATTATTTTTATCAATCGACTCAACCGCCAATGATTCCGGCATACGCAGAGGTACAATAGTTTCATTTAAAAATTTTGGTGTCCGTGTCATCGTGTTACCAAGCGATATCCACTCCTTCAATGCACGTTCGTAATACAACTCCGGCCTTCCATTGTATTCATTGACGTGTACGCTGTCAGCAGAAATATGTCCTTTCTCAATCCGTTTCCGAATTGCAGTATCTGAAACACCAGCGCATCGGGCGAATTCCCTTATAGACACCATGTTTTCAGCTGCTTCAATATCGTTGGACTCCTTTTGTTTCATAGAATTGCATTTATTGCAAATGTGAATCTAAGTTCGCAATATTTTTTAAACAGGTTTGCAAACTAAAAAAAATTCTGTTACTAAAAAAATTTCGGGCTGCTAGCGCAT